ATATTTTCGTTTTCTTGCCACCGTCATATGATACAGCATGACCTTCTTTTATTAAAACATCACATATATCTCTGCCGTCTTCCGTATAGGGTATACCAAGTATTCGACCGTATTTACCTTTTCCTAAAGATTTAACTTGTATGTTACCGATACATAATTCTTTTAATCTTTCTTTAGCTGCAAGACCTAATTTCTTTTCAGCTAAATCTCTTGTTCTAGATTCAGGAGTATCTATACCTGCAAGTCTAACGCGTTGTTTATGAAGTTTTACGCTAAAACCTAAGTCAAGTGTACAATCAAAAGTATCACCATCAACAATACGTTCTAAAATAGCGTTATATACGAATGAATCTGGTGCTTTAGCCATTTAACACTTCCACCTTCTTCTAGCTTGTCTCAATCTTGAATTAGGATTTTTAGCTGCTTTTGGGAACTTTCTCATTTGTCCTGCTGAACGTGCACAAAATGATTTACGTCTTTTTGCTGCTTTACTACCTTTTTTAACTTTACCTGTAACAGCTGTTTTTAGCTTACTTCCTGGATTTAATTTTCTGTAGGCTTTTACACCTGCTTTAGTCATTCCAGCACCTTTTTTAGTAGGTCTAAAATTCTTTTTATTTCGTGCAGGCATTTTAGCTTTTTTTCTTGGCACGGGTGCTCCTTTTCTTTTTAACAAAAGTTCTTACATTAGTAGGTTTACCACCAGGATTTCCTGCAGCTCTTTTTCTTCTTACAGCACTCGCACGTTGCGAAGCTGTCATACTTCTTGCTTTACTTCTTGGTACGCATTTAGGATATTTACGTTTACTTTTACCTTTAGCAGATTTTCTACCACACTTTTGAAATTTACCTTTTTTCTTAGGTGCACCTATATCTACCCAATCACCTTTAGGACCTTTACCAAACCATGCTGTTAATCCACCACTAGGTTTTGCCACGTTTTTTCCTTGCTTTTCTTATAGCTTCTTTACCTTTTTTAAATATACTTACTACTTGCGTTTTACCCATGACTTTTGCTCTTTGTTCGCCAACAGTGAGTATTTGAATTTTTCTTGCAAAAGGTTTACTAACCTTTTTAACTTTTGCAACTGTTGCTCTTGCATCTGCAGGAGTAGCAAATTTAATTTTAACTGTGTCTTTAGGGTTTTCATCAGTATATAATCTTCTTCCACTTCCTTTAGGTTTTTTACCAGTCCCTTTTTTAGGGTCTTTTTTACGTTTACCTCTTGCCACGTTTTTTAGTTCCTTTTCTTGCTTTTTTCATTTGAGCTGCAGTAGGTGCACCTTTAGCACCTTTCTTACGCATTTTCTCTCCAGAACCAGCTTTGATTCTTTTACGTTTTGCGTGTATATTCGCCCATAAACCTTTACGTGCCATTTTTACTTTTTAGTCCTATATCCGCCACCACGTTTTTTATAAGTTCTAACCAACCAACCATTTGCATAAGCACTTGGATAAACTTTAAATTTACGTTTTGCTTCAGCTTTTACCCTTGCATATAATGCAGGATTTGTTGGCACTGCTTTAGATTTAGATGACTTCTTTTTCTTAGCAGGTCTCTTTTTTGCTTTAGCCATAATTACTCCTTATATAAATTATCGAATGTTATAGTAGGGTCAAGATAACTTTCATGCCCTTCTGCAGAGTGTAAGTGTTGTGAGGGTGTAAACTGTGGTGCACCTTCACCAGTTACCCAAAGTGCTGGGCTAGTAGCTCTTACTCTGTTATTAGGTAAAGCAACTATATTACCTTTCCATTCACAATCCTCTGTAATATATATAACATGTGATTGTTTATGTTGTGCAGGACAATCAGCTATTTCGTTATTTGTGTAATCTACTGTAAACATATATTTACCAGTATAAAACTTTCCATCGATTTTGCAAAGCCATGGCGATGAACTTACTCTATCCATAACCACGACAGCATGGTCTCTTGATTCACAATCCCATGGCTGACATAAATGGTCTTCCATAGGAACAGCCCACTCATCTACTGGAATATCTGCAATTAATCCTTGTATTGGCATACGTGCCCACATAGCACCGCCGTGTATATTACCTTCGTCCCAATCATCATACTCCCTCTCGCAACCTGTAAAAACAACTTGGAAACTCAATGACCTGTCTGGTATAGTATTTACAGCAAAAGCAATAGCATGTAAAAACTCTCCATGATATTGCTGATGATTAGCTGTAAATTCTCTGCGCACCCAACATTTAAAGTGCGGAATATTACTTATGAGGTGAGGCACTTACTTCTTCTTTTTCTTCATAGTTTTCTTTTTCATGCCGCCTTTCTTTTTATATTTAGAACTTTTGAGTTTTCCGCCTCTTTTCATTCCTTTAGCTTTTTTCATGACCATACTATTCTCCTTTTAATACTCTATCTTTTAACCTAATCGCACGAGGACCAACTTGGGTCGCCCAACGACTATCCAACATTTCAACTGCAGCAGTTTCCCAATCATGTTCTTCTAATGCAGCTAAAAACTTTTTAAACTTTAATAATCTTGTAATACCTAAATTGAAACACATATTTGCTAATACCCTTTGAATATCTTCGGGTAGATGAATCCACCATTCTAAGTTCCTATCTAGTTCTGTAGTGACCGTATTTATATCTTTTTCAAAACACTCGTTTATTCTATTTTCAGAAATAGGTGTGCCTACATCTTGTCCATGTTCTAGGTCTGTTTCTAATATAAGATGTCCTATCCCAAAAGTTGGATATCCTAAATGGTCTAAATAAATTTTATCTATACAACCCTCATCGAATTTTAATTCTTCTCTTAATTTATCTATATTCATAGTATCTTGATTGTTGTCGCCCCTCCAGTTGACACTGTTACTTTTCCTAGAAGTGCTGTCCCCTGAACTCCATTTTCTTCCCCAACGTATAAATCTATCCATTCAGTACCACTCCATAACTGTAATTGATTTGTGCTTAGATTAAAAATTATATCTCCTTTATTAAATTTGTTCAAATTTCTTTGAGTTTCATTTACAGCTAGAGTAGAATCAATATCAACAGAATTTAAAGATAATTCTAAAACTCTACTTAATCTATTAAAAGTTTCAGGGTTTACTTGTCCTTGGGCAGTCGGTAATTTAGTTTCTAAAAGTTTACTCATTATCTTTTACCGTCTGGTTTTACATCTAATCTAGTAGCACCTAACCTAAAACTCATACCTAAATCATTAGTATCATCATCATTAGATTGAACTCTTAATACAGCTTGTCTACCACGTAATCTAGTATCTAATTTTGTTGTATTAGAAAAACAAGATGATGTGCTTACAGTTGTCAAACTTTCTCCTGGAAAATTTCTTCTTTTTAAAACAAAATCTAATTTTTGTCCTGATGACCCAGTTGAACCTGTACCCGTAAATTTTACATCGGGAATAACTCTACTTATGTGTTGAAACATATCCCCCTCACCTAAATCAAAATCACTTGATTCTATAAAAACATTTTGCATAGCACTTCCATCATCGTCGTTACCTACTTCATGATTGAAAATACAACTCGAATTAGTAGATATTTCATGAGTAGCTATAGGTTTTTCAAAAACACCTTCATCTAACCAAGCATTTCTAGATAATTGACCTATAGACCATACATTTTCATTGTAATTATACACAACGTATCTGTCTATGTTTATTGCATCAGTAGAACAATAAAACCAACCTACCTCATCAAAAGCTTTATTAGAAAAAGCAAAAATCTGGAAACTTTGTGAATCGTTTATATCACTAAAAACATAATCTAATACACTACAAGGTAAACTTTGTACTTGACCTGTATATCCGTAAAAACCTTTTTTATCCATCCAAAAAATACCTTTAGGTGTATTTATAGCAGCATTAGGACCAACTAAACCCACACCCTCATTTACTAAATTTACACCAAAAGTAAAAGGCTGTCCAACGAAACTTAAAGAATATAAAGAAGTATCTGTCCAAATTAAAGTCTCTTGTCTAGCTCTTAATGCACCGATTATAGAAGACCCCGCAGATAACCTTAAAGAACCTGCTGTATTAGTAGGTAAAGGTTCCCATTGCGTTACATCTTCTTGGTCGCTAAATGCTATTAACATAGGGTCTATAGTTCCTGACCGTGACGAATCAACTATTGGGTCTGCACCAAAACATATAACGTGTCTATCTATATCGCTTACTAAAACTTGTAATGCTACTGTTGGTGGTAAATTAGCATTCGATAAATTAGATAATGACACAGCTCTTGATGATGTGCCACCACTTGTGTCCCAATAATAAACACCACCGTTTCTTACATTAAATACTAAATCTTCACCGAAATTATCATGTGAGTAAACACGTAATTGATTTGTATTACTAAGAGCTTCAACTGAACCAAAAGTGCCTTCACCCCAACCACTAGCACCCCAACCAGAAGATGGAACGTAAACATCTAGACCAACATTTATTTGATAGACCCCAACAACAGAAGAGCCACCATTACCACTATCTGAAGAATTTGCAGTAACAGTAACACCAGATGTGTCTTTTGCTTCTATTGTGTAGCTATTAGCATTTACTATAGTTGCTATTTGGTATTCTTGATTCAAAACTGCGGCAGTCACGTTACCGCCTAAAGAAGAAGCACCACTAAAAGTTACAAAATCGTTTTTGACAGCCCCATGTGTTGTATCAGATACGGTTATAGTAGCGTCACCATTAGAAGCAGAAAACGTTACATCACCTGCTGATGTGGTTAATCTTATCGGTGTAACATCATAATAATTAGAGCCTTCTAATACATAATATTTTTGTGTAGCACCTATACCTAAATACTGTGTTCCACTCAGAGCTGTCCATGCATGTAAGGCTCTACCACGTGAAATAAATGTATTAACATTTCTTTTTACCCAGCCACCAATTTTTTCTGGCAAACCTTTTCTAAAACGCACCAAATTACTATCGAACCAACCACCTTCATTTGCATATGCAGTAAGTTCTTTGTTTATTCCTGGTTTAAAAATAAATTTTTGTAAAGGCACTTTTTCTCCTAAATAAAACTAGCAAATACTATAGAGCCTAGTATAAACGGATAAACCCCCCATAACAACATTTCTAATCTTTTGAATTTAGCAGAACCTTCGTCTAATCTTTTTTCGATATATTCATAACGAATAGCACATTCTCTTTCATGTGCGTTAAGTTCTGCTGTTACGTCTTTTACTGTAGGCATTACTTTTCTTTAGCTTTGCCTATATTTAAAGCACACCAATCAATTACTTTATATAAGTAACTAAACCAGTGGTCATCTTTTGGAGTTGGTGTTATAGCTGCTATTACAGAAGCAATAGATATAATAGCTGTAACCCACATAATTATATTTAACCACATCATTTTAAATTTCCTCCTCTGGAATTTTATCTTTTAAAACCTCGTCAGCTTTTTCTTTTGTTGAAGCTATAAACTGATTAGTAAAAAAATGTAATGCTGCATCAACTTGTGACATATCAAACAACATACTTTCTTTTTTACTTCTTAAATTAGTAATTTGATTTGCAAGATATTTTTGTTTATCAGACATTTCAGATTCTAATATTTCGGTATCGCCTATTACAGCTTTACTTTCTTCTTTTTCCATTTTTAACTAGGTACGCTAAATGCTTGGTCTGGTGTACTTAGTGTAGGTGGGTTGGTTATAACGCTATCTACTTGACTAGCAAATATTGAATCCCATTGTGATACAGGACATATTGCTACTAAATCAGCATTAGACCAACTACCTTTTGCTTTTAAAGTAAAGTTAGTAGTTGTATTACCACTTGCGTCTGTATCTGTTTGATTTACTGTAGTGTTAAAAGTAGATGTATAGTAAGTGCTATCGCCTTCACTATCGTTTTCATACTTCATTTGTATATCCCACTTATCTACTTTACTAGATGAGTTTATATAAGGTGTGCAACTTATAATTGCTTTTGTTACTGCCATTTTATTCTCCTTCGTTTAATTTAGTTTTTAATTCTTCTACTTGTGCAGAAAGTTCTTTTACTGCATTTACAAGATACCATGTCATATTATCTGCATTTACAGTTTTACAACCAGTATCTTCTGTATTCACAATATCTGGTAAAATATCTTCTACCTCTTGTGCAATTACTCCTAGTTGTAAACCTTCTTTTTTAATAGCTGTATAAGTTGGCAACTCTGTTATTTCATCTTCGGTTTTATATTCAAAATTTCTTACTTGAATATACTTTAGCTTACTGAGTCCTTCGTTATTATCTACAATATTCTTTTTTATTCTTGCATCAGAAACTTGTGCAAAAGTTGTGGTATTACTAGCTTGAAACAAATTACCTCCACCTGGAGGAGCAATAAAACCTGTGTTATCACCTTTACCAACAACTGAATTACCTATAACTAATTCTGAATTTCCTGAACTACTTATATTAGCTTCACGACCTATTAAAATACAACTACTAGCATCAGTAACTGTAGCACCAGCACTTGCACCTACAATAGTATTGTGACTAGCTGTAGTTTGATTAGTTGCAGCACTTGTTCCAATAGCGACATTATCTGCTCCAGTTGTGTTAGAAAGTAAAGCTGATTTACCAACAGCAGTATTGTTTCCGCCAGTTGTATTTGCAGCAAGAGCACTATGTCCTATTGCTGTATTATGAACAGCAGTAGTATTTGCATTTAAGGCATTTGAACCAACAGCAACGCCTTTATCTCCACTAGTATTAGATTGTAAAGCACCATTACCTATAGCTGTGTTATCGCTAACAGTAGTAGCAGCCAGTAGAGAATTAGTTCCAATTGCAACATTAAAAGAACCAGTAGTTAGACCACCACCCGAATTATAGCCAACTGCTACGTTTGCAGACCCAGTTGTATTTGCATCAAGTGATGCTCCACCTACGGCTGTGTTAAAACTAGCTGTTGTGTTAGAAGCTAAAGCAGAAGTACCTATTGCTACATTTTCAGTTCCTGTTGAAGTCGCACTTAAAGAATTAGAGCCAACAGCAACATTATTGTTACCTGTAGAAATAGCATCACCTGCGTTGTGTCCTATTACTGTTGTATTAGCTGCTGTAGTATTGTTACTTCCTGCATTATAACCTACTGCTGTTAATGAACTTCCTGTAGTGTTTGCATCTAATGCAAAAGTACCGACTGCGACATTTTGAGCACCTGTGGTGTTTACTAATAAAGCATTTAAACCAACTGCTGTATTACTTGATGCTGTTGTATTAGCTTGTAATGCTTGTCCACCTACTGCTGTGTTGTATTGTCCTGTGGTATTACTTGATAATGCAGTAGCACCTATAGCTGTGTTTAAACCACCTGTTGTATTAGCAGTCAAAGAATCTTTACCAATTGCTGTGTTTTCAGCAGCAGTTGTGTTAGCATCTAATGCACCTGAACCAACTGCTACATTAGATGAGCCTGTAGTGTTTGCAGCTAAAGCACCCAGACCAACAGCTACGGAATTGCTTCCACTTGTATTGGCTTCCATAGCACCACTACCTATAGCTGTGTTATTAGTTGCAGTAGTTTGCGTAATTAATGCGTTAGTACCTACAACTGTGTTATTTCCACCAGTTGTCAAAGCACCACCAGCATTATAACCAACTGCTACGTTTCCAGCACCAGTTGTATTTGCATCAAGTGCTAGTCCACCTACGGCTGTGTTAAAACTAGCTGTGGTTATTGATAGACCTGCTTGATAACCTACTGCAACATTGTACATATCTGCGTTAGTAGAAGGATTCATATTACCTAGTGCCTCTGCACCTACTGCAACATTTCTATCACCAACTGTATTAGCATCCATAGCTTTTACACCAATAGCAGTATTTCCATCGCCTGTAGTGTTTGCCCCTAAAGCATCAAAACCAACAGCAGTATTTTCTGAAGCTGTCGTATTAGCATCCAATGCACCTGAACCAACTGCTGTATTTGAAGCACCTGTGGTGTTTGACAGTAAAGCTGTAAATCCAACAGCAGTATTGTTATCTGCTGTAGTATTAGCTTCTAATGCAGCAAAACCTACTGCTACATTTGCTGTGCCTGTAGTAGTAGCTTTTAAAGAATCAGCACCTATAGCTATATTATTTGATGCAGTTGTTATAGCAGTGGCTGCTTGTTGACCTACGGCTGTATTGTTAGCACCCGTTGTTATAGCATCACCTGCTAAACCACCAATAAGAGTATTGTCTGTACCTGTGGTTATTGCATTACCTGCATTATAACCAATAGCAACATTATATGTATCTGCATTAGAGGAAGGATTTTGATTTTGTAGGGCAGCATAACCTAAAGCAGTACCTCTATCTCCAACAGTATTTACAGACATAGCTGACCAACCTAAAGCCACGTTTCTATCGCCTGTTGTGTTGGCGGTAAGTGACCTATAACCAAAAGCTGTATTTCCTGTTGCAGTCGTATTAGCATCTAGTGCTTCTGACCCGACTGCTGTATTTTGAGTTCCAGAAGTTAATGCAGCAAAAACAGAATCGCCTAGTCCTGTATTATCAGTTGCACTTGATAAAGTACCTGTACTTGCATTTTGACTAATTAAAATACTGTCAGTAAAGTTTGTAGCATCGGCTAAAATATCTATACCATTTAAAGTGCTACTAAAAGTTATAGCTCCATCTACTTGTAAAGTAGAAGCCATATCTACGGCTCCGTCTATATCTACTACATCTAAATTAGCCGTACCGTCAACGTCTAGGTCGCTTGATACATTTAATGAGGATGTTGTTGTCGTACCTGCTAAATTTAAATCAGTAAACGCATCAACCATAGCAGCACCAGAACCTGCTCCGTCTGAATAAATAGCTTTTACATGACCAGCAGGTATGGTTACATTAGCACCACTACCTTGTGAAATAATTATGTTTTGTGATCCGCTAGTGCCGTTTTCTATAAACCAAAGCTTAGATACGGTGTTTGGGCCTATAGTAATAGTACAAGCTGAATCTAGTGTACCTGTATATTTTAAGTAAATTGATCTACCTGGATCTGTTGATCCGTCTGCGATTGTAGTGGTGTGAGTGTCTGCGTTAGTGGTAATCGCCTCTGTACCAAAGCTAAAAGCCTCTGCAATAAGTTCTAAATTAGTGTTCGTAGAAGTTCCCCAGGTACCTGATTCGTCACCTGTGGCTATTTCTTTTAACCTTAAATCATTTACATAAGTTGCCATATTTTATGCTACCTCTTCCCAATTTGGGGTTTGTGTTTCATTAATTTCAGCAAAGGATGAACTTTGGTCAGTATTTATATTAGCATAATTTTTTGTTTGTGTATCATCTATTAGCGACCAGATTAATACTTTACCCACCTCTCCTGTGCCAGAAACACCAGCTAGAACAACATTTGCCTTTGAAATTACGGTGGGACTACCAACTGATCCTGTAGCAGATTGTCCCGTGATTTGGACTGTCATGCCTAAAGCAATAGATATCGTGCCTAATGTACTTGTACCTGCTACACCTGATGGGCTCACATTTGCTTTGGCTACTAAAGTGACAGAACCTACAGAACTGCTAGAAGATACTCCAGATACAGTTACATTAGCTTTTGCAATTGTAGTAGCTGTGCCAAGAGCACCTGTCCCTGCTAAACCAGATAAACTAACTACTGCATTATGATGAACATTTACAGAACCTACGTTACCTGTAGCACTCAGACCTGCAACTGGTACATTTGCTTCTCCGTCAACATCTACTGATACCCCACCTAGCGTTGCTACTGCTGTAGGCAAGACTGCTACAGCATCTCCATTTACACCAACTCCTGACACTGAGCCTGTCGCTGATTGTCCTATTGGAATTACATTAGCTTTAGCTACGACAGAAACAGTGCCTAAGGCACTTGTAGCCGCTAATCCTGTAAGTGTAACTGGTATGGGTTC